GCTGACGATTTGATTGCCCGTTTTATTCACTTACACCCAAATGACACGCATTATATTATTAGCACTGATTCCGATTATGTTCAGCTTATTACTGATAAAGTGTTCCAGTACAATGGAGTCGCAAATGAACTCATCACCATCAACGGATATCTCAAAGACAGTGGTAAACCGATACTAGATAAGAAAACTAAACAACCTAAATTGTTAGAAGATCCGCAATATTTGCTATTTAAGAAAATTATCCGAGGTGATGCAGGCGACAATGTGTTCACAGCATATCCCCGTGCCCCCGAAAAAGGTTCTGCAAATCGTGTAGGTATTCGTGAGGCATACGAGGATCGTAATGCTCGGGGCTTTAAATGGAACAACTTCATGTTGCAACGTTGGGTTGACCACAATGATGAGGAACAAGTTGTGCGTGATTGTTATCAACGCAATAAAATGCTGATTGACTTAACTGCACAACCCGATGATATTAAACAATTGGTTGATGAATCAATTCGCACAGGTGTTCGCACAACTACAATATCTCAAGTTGGTATTCACTTTATGAAATTCTGTGGCAAATATGAACTTACTAAAATATCCGAAAATGCTGAAACTTATGCTAAGTGGCTTAATAGCGAATATAAAGGTATATTACGTGAACAAGTTACTGCCTAATCAAGTATACGCTGGTCTCTTTGAGATTATCAAAGACAGTCACTACTATCATCATAGTACTGTGAGCAAAGATTACAGCCATTTAACTGAGGAAGGCAAAGATGCTGTGATTAAGTGGCTTAATATTATGGCATGTGAAATGCTTGAATTTGAAAGAGTGGAGTTAGATGCACGTGCTAAGAAAGTGATGTGGGAAGAATTGAAAAAATGACTTTTATAATTTCAGAACCAAAATACAAAATTAAAACTATTAATCGTGATGACAATATGTTTTATATTAGAAACGGCATCACTATAACACCTAGAGCAGGATTTGAAATTTCAAATCAATGTCCCCGTGAGTATAGAATGCTTTTATCCGAATGCATTGACAGGGGTTGGATTAAACCTGTAGCATACATGCGTGATGATGAATATATTTGGGATACATTAAAGTAATGACAGAAAAAACAATTTTCTATAAAAAAGTGGGTCGTAGATACATGCCCGTGTACGAGTACGACCAAACACTTATGGATGCGTTTCCTAAAGGTGCTCACCTTGTTATTTGTTATCCTGGTGGACAAAGCACACGTTACAATGTAAACCCTGCATATGCACCAATGATTGCGGCTGGTCGTGTAGCAGAAGATGCAATTAGTGCGGCATTGATGAAAGCTAGTGATATACGTGCTGCCAATAAAGAAACAAAATTAACTGATGAACAATTGCGTTGCTGGAAAGCATTGAACAAAGCATTTGGAAATGAAAGACATGCATTGCAATGGCCCAGTGCTAGAGAGGCCTGTGAGGAAGCAGTCAAGGCAATGTCAGCGGAAGCTGAGAAACTATTAACTGTCCCAGCAGTTAGAAAAGCCTATGAACATTTCTTGTTTGTAGCAGAATTAACAAAGGATAACAAAGATGAATCTAGTCGCTAAACCAATTATTAAAAATCAATATTGGGTAGTCACCGATGGTGACAAAAAAGTAGGTAATGTAATTCAAGAGGGAAGTGAATATCAAGTAATTATGGATAATACTGTTGAAAAGTACAGTAGTACCAAAGCAATTGAAAAGTCAAAACAAATTGAGTTTGAGAAGGTAGGTAAGCAAGAAAAGCAATCAGTTCCTCCGTTTGCTATCTATCCTACTAGTGGTAATAGGATTTACAACAGTTTTTATGATGTAAAGCGGAAGCTACATATATTTACCAAAACACCAAAAAGCAAGTGTTATTATGTTGCAGGATGGTTCGGAATCAAACAAAATGAGGAATATGTAAAGATTTTTTGTCCAAAGTACATTTTTGTCCAAAGATATGACTATACAGGTCCTTTTAAGACAGAAGATGAAGTTTTATTAGCATAAATATATAATGAGTCAAATTAAAAAATTCATAGACAAAGTGGCCAGTGCAGAGGCACGCCAATCCCGTGAATTATTAATCCCGATCACTGATGCTAAAGAAATGCGTGACGAAATTATGGTATTACTTTTAGACCAAAGAGGTCAAACTAATAAGACTGAGGATGTTACTATCGTAATGGCCGGTGGCAAATGGTAAACAATGAGCAGAACACAACCTAAAGTAATACTAGAAATAGTTGATAAAGAAACATACAAATGTGACCAAATTGTAGAAGCCGCAGGTATATGGGCAGTATTCTATGATAACCAACCTATCAACTTAAAAAGTCAACATTACTTAGATAGTGAAGCTGTTCCAAAATATAAAAAAACAAGTTTTAGTAACCCCGGTCATGCAAGAAATCTATGCCGTAAACTGAATACACAATTCAAAACTGATAAATTTACGGTGGTGTTTATGAACAACGGCACCCGCGTTTATCCAGATGAATAATGTAAAGTACAAAGAACAACTAACTAGGATTGTACTAGACCATTCAATTGGCAATGCTTGGTCATATGAAGAAGCGATAAAAAAATGGTGGTTTAATCCTAGAGGTGGATTAAGACTTACTCAAGTCGGCGATTTGGAATTTAGATTTGCCAAAATTGAATACTACGACCATGACTTTCAAGTGTCTAAAAAATATAGTTGGTATGCCTTCATATTAGACCTAGACAAAAAAATCAAATGCCCCTACTATATTGATGTAAATAAAAGTGATAAAGGTCACAAACCTTTTATCAGGCTATATGATAGCAGAATATCTATGCTACTTAAATTGTACGGTGATATAGATAGTTACTTACATTCAATAAAGGTAAAAAAATGACAGAAGAAAAGAAAAGCAAGAACCCGTTTATTAATATGGCTAATGAAGCCAAAAAGAATAACAATGAACTTCACCCGGGATTAGGTAAGGCACCAAAGAAACAAGGGCCAAAACCTAACACAAAAGGTTTCGGTGGAAGTAGTGTGCAAAGACGCACCGGTCGTGGTGGTTGATGTAAACTTTTTTACAGGCTACCGCGTTATATATGTGTAGACAAAAAATCTACGAATTCATTAACTTCAAAGGAACACAAAATGAAACTAATCACTACTCTAATTGCTACCCTAGTTGCAGTATCTGCTTTCGCCGCTGAACCAGCAAAAGCCCCTGCAGCCGCACCGGCAGCAACTGCCCCGGCTACCCCGGCAGCACCAGCTGGCGAAATGAAATTAGCTAAGAAGAAAGCTGACAAGGAGGCAGAAAAGAAAGCCGATCCCAAAAGCGCACCCGCTAAGGATCAAAAAGCCGAAACTACTAAGAAGTAATCCAATAAGATACTCATTAATCAAACAAGGGGCTGATCCAAATCTCCTACAGTTTGATGATGAGGCTCTATGTACCAGATATCGTAAAGTTAAACTGGTTGAAGAAGAAGTTATAGATGATACGATATCCGAATACGCAGAGAATAGATTACTGATTGCTAGAGTGCTTGCTCTAAAAAAGTATAGAGAAATCTATAAATCAGATAAACAGGCATAAATATTAATGCAGTTATGAGTTCTGTATAAAAACTCACTTTTAAACACACACAGGAGATAAAAATGTTTAACACTTTCAATTACGCCGCCATTGATGCGGTCCAAGAAGCCAAAAAGCAATTCGTAACAACTTTCGTACAACACGAAGGAATTGCTAAAGCAATGAATGCATTTGTTGATTCCCAAGCAGATTACACAAAGCGTCACGTTGATGCAATGATGTCCTTTGTTACATCAGTTGGCCTAATCGTTACAAGCAAGCAATTTTTTGACGAAGTTACCAAAACTGTGAAGTTTCCAACTGTAGCCAAAAAAGCCGCAAGTAAGAAAGCAAAATAATTATGTTTGCAAAACTACTAAACAGTATCTTAGAAGCCATTCAAGCTATCAAAAAATATAGAACTAGTCCTGGACTCAAGGGTCGATAAGCCCAAAAGAGATTGACTGGTATTCTTAAGAGTTATATAATTCACATACAAACACAGGAGACAACATGTCAGATTACACACCAAAAATGCCTGAAGTAAAATTCAGCAAAAATGGGTACGAGATTCGTAGCGATGTCCTAGGAATGGCTAAAGATTTTGTAGAAAAAGAGTACAGCATGAAATTTGCTGGTTGGGAACTAAGTGCAAAAAAAGATTCTGAAACAGGTCAACTAGTCAATACAGTTGAAATGCCAGTCTTTCCTGGTCTAGAACAAATCCTAGAAACTGCGGAAAAAATGTATAGTTTTGTAAATCAAAGTACTACACCTAAAAAGTAATACTTTTAGTTCTAAAAAGTCTCCGCTTGTCGGGGCTTTTTTTTGTCCAAAACTTGACAATAAATGGATACTCTGCTATACTACGTGTATTGATTGATTAACAAGGAGCTATCAATGACCCAAGTTTATGATGCACTGAACGAAAGCCAAAAACGTGACATTCGCATGTACGGAGTCACCGAAGCCGAGATGCGTGAGGCTGTAGAACAAAGTCTTACTTTCCGTCATAGTGGTCCTGCTATGATGGCAGCTAGCATCATGTCCGATTGTCAGGAAATGATTGCTTACGACAACGGTGGTTCTTATGATTTCATGGTTGTTGAAGATGTTCGCCAAGCACTGAATCGTGCTAAGTGGATCCTGTTTGAATACTGTGATAAAAGGTAATACTTAATGTTACATTACCCAAAGGTTGACAATAAATCACTTTGGGTATATAATACGTGTATTGATTGATTACAGGAGCGTTTATGAGTAACAGACAAGAACTTGCCAAAAGTAGTACTGATGCAGTACTTAAATTCTTATCAAAAGGTGGACAAATCGAAATTGTCAAATCAAAAAAAGGTCCAAAGCAAGTTACTGCCTGCCACGGTAGTACTAAACACTGCGGCAGAACAAATAAATTTGGCGTCAGAATTTGACAATAAATCGTTTTGGGTATATAATACTTGTATTGATTGATTAAAGGAGTTGAAATGTCTGCACTAGTTGAATACACATTGGAACTGTACAAATCTGACAAACGTGTCAAAGGCGGTAAGCGTCTTGTTTCAAAAGAAGAATTTGCCCCAGTCACTAGAGCCTACATCAAGGCTGTGATTGATGCTAAAACTAAATTGGGTTTCATTGTCGAGCCCCATGAGACTTGGGTTACCAAACGCAACATGATGACTGGTAAGACTTACAAGGAACGGTATGACACCCCGTATTTCTGTTCACCCTCTAGCGAATCTTTTTGGAGCATGTAATCATGGCTAAACTACTAATCACTACACAGGTTTACGAGAACTACGGCGCCCATGATTGGGACGGCAAGAACGAGTGCCCACAGTACTGGAAAGCCAAAGGCGGTTCAGACTATGTGGTCAAGAATTTCGAAGGTGGCAACACTGCCCATACCACTGCAGTGATGATGGCTGTACGTGGGCAGATTGAATGCTACAACGATCACTTCCGTGAGTCAATCATCGACTTCCGTGTCGTAGCCGATGATTACCTCACAGAGTTTGAGCAGAGCCAGTTGGACTACGAAGGTTCCATCCGCTACCCTGCTAAAGAGTTGGCTTGGTTTAAGGAGTAAACATGTCTAAATATCAGAAACCTGTACTGAATTTTAACGCCGATGACGTTTGGGCCGCGGCTTGTCAGGCCCAACGAGTCAATGGTGCGTATGTTAAACTGAGTGTATTGACTGAGGACGACAAGAGCCAAAACAAACTATCCAATCGTCAGATTGTTGAAAGTTTGTTGGTTGATACTACATTGATTACCGACGAGTCTAGGGAA